TTCTTCACGTCCTTGAGCCGATTGCGCGTACCCTGCACTGTTGGAAAAAGCTTGCGGTACTCAGGGCGCATCTCGTGATAGATGTCCAAGTGGCTGCGCTCGTAGAGCAGCTTGAGCGTGCGCTCCGCCTGCTCCTTGGTGATCGGTCCTGCGCCCGCAGCTTCCCAAGCCTCCTCGAACTCGGCCCTGATCTCGGTCTCACGCTTCAGAAGGTCTTCCCAGAACTTGCTCATCTCACGCTCCTTGATTAGCGTTTCTTGCCTCTGCATTGCGCAAAGTACCCGCACCACTTGCGAGAGCAGCACCACGCCGTGGGGTCGCACATGGGGAACACGCCGGCGGTAATCGCCTCCGCCACACTGGACACCACTTCTTCCAGCCAGCGGTGATCTTGAGCACTGCGCCGGGAGACCATGCGCTTCACCTTGGGGATCTTCTGTCGCAGGAGCTGATCGTAGCGGACCAGTGAGATTTGCTCCACGTAGCTGTACAACGTGAGCTGCAGTGAGCCGTCTACCTCACCTGCCGTGGCGGTCTTGGCCTTGGTCTTCAGGTCCGCGATCACCGTGGTGAACTCGGGCGGGATGGGTTGACCACTCTTGGCAAGCAGCGCCTTCTCCGTCTCGGAGAGCACCGCATCAGCGTTGGTATCGATCAGGTCGATGAAGCCTAGCATCGGTACGCCCGCCACATCCACCTCAAAACGTTTCTCGATACCGCGCACCTCCTTACCCTCGGCATCGGTCGTGACTTGCGGACGGACAGTGGGCGCCATCTTGGCGTTGTACAACTTCACCAACCGAGCACCCTGATCCTTCACCACACCGGTATCCACGCCCTCGGCTTTCAGCTCCTTGTCATCTACCTCCTGCACATCCGTATCGAACTTGCCGGAATAGATGTCCAGCAACATCTCATCCGGTGCCGGAGTTTGGTGGTCTACCAGGTGGTGGTGCGTCGTTTCACACGCCGCATGCGTACCTTTGCCCAGCACCATGGAGATGCCGGGAGGACGGACGGTGTCTTTTATGTAGCGCCAGTAATACTGCTTCGGACAGCGCTGGTACATGCTCACCTGGCTGAACGACAGGTACTTCTTGGGCAGCGTATACTTCTTCGCTGATTGCTCAGCTAGACGCTCAGCGTCTTCTTCCGACAGCTCCGCTACCGGGCTGTCGATCTCTCGGCCTTTTTTAGCCATGAGCCTCTCTTCACTCTGGGGGTTTGGTGCTCTCACCTACCATGCGCGGACCTTTACGCGTGCGCCCTTTACCTTGGCGCTCTGCGTTCTGTTCGATGGCTCTGCTCTTGGCCACCAAGGACGAGATGGACGGCACATACTGTCCTGCAGCGTCTTCGGCGCTACCTTCGGGTGGCTCCAGACTCTCACCCAGCTCCGGGTCCAGTACCATCGGTGGCCCATCACGTAGACGTTCCAGGTCAGGGTCATTCAACGGACGTTTACTAGGGTCCGAGGGCATGGGCGCCTTCGCCGTGGGCTCCATAGAGGACTTGTGGCAGATGGGGCACTCCGCAGGGATCGGCCCCGCCTCACAGGCCACCTGAATTTCGTACTCGGGCATCTTGCCCTTGGGCGTCTTCTTACGGTTGAACCTGATCTCTCCTGCGGGCTTGAGGCCCTGCATGGCGAGGTACGACAGGATCTGGTTGATGAGGTCTTTGTGTTCGAGTGTGATGTCGATTTTCATAGTTCCTTAACCTTCGTTATGGGCCGGCTTACAGACCTACTGTAAGCGCAGTCCTTGCTGAAGATCTTCGCCTCACACCCCTCACGGTGCTTGCAGGTGCTACAGACGATAACGGATGTCATGGTCTCGGAAACCGTGGTCTTCACGCTCAGCGCACGCGCGACGTCCACGTCCACCGTTCCTTCTCCTAGCAGTCGAAAAACCGTGAGCGGACGATCCTGCCCGATGCGATGATTCCTGTCTATGCTCTGTTCATAGTCCCCCAGCTTCCATGGGACCGAGTTGTAGATCATGTAGTTGCCACCGTTGAGCGTGATACCCACGCCAGTGGCTACCTGCCCGATGTAAACCTTGCAGTTGGGATCCGTGTTGAACGTCTCCGCATACTCCGTCACATGCTTCGACGTCTTGCTGTCCACGCGCACGTGGAAGGGTTGTTCCCCTTCCAACCAGTTGGACTTGTGATCATCTTTATTCCACAGACCCAGTACCACCTCTTCGATGATGTCCAGCTCAGCGAGAAACTGCCCCCAGATGATCACCTTGTTCTCGGGGTCCGCCAGGATTTCCTCGAGCTTAGCCCGGAGCATGTCTTTCTTGGCGTTGTCCGCCAACAGCTCCACCAAGCGCTTTGCAGGCGTCTGGTTAACTTCACAATTGCCTGTGTAGGGCTGCGTGCCGTTGTCCACGCAGTCACGTACGTGTTCACAGCCATCGCAGATGTCCGGCAAGTCCTCCTTCTTGTAGATGAACCCACAGGTCACCTGCATCAGCTTACTGATCATGACTGCCACGTTAGGCATATCCACAATGCCCGATGCACTCAGTAGCTTCTCCTCCTGGATGAGCTGCGTCATCAGGTCTTCGAACCCACTGGAGATGTAGAGCGTGTTGTATAGCCGGCGCTGCTTGGGTGCCAGAGGTACGTAGACGTCAATGATGGACCGCGGTGGCAAGTCCAGGCACTCCTCCTTCTTCCGGCGCAACGCTACCGTGGCTACGCGGTCATGGAGTATGTCCAGATTTTTGAACCCCACCACGATGTACTTGTTGTACTTGGAGACCTTGCAGAAGCGCATACGGAACTTCCAGAAAGGTTCGGGCATCAGCGCAGGTGTGAGGAACTGGAACTGCGGATGCAAGTCACGGGGGTCGCCCAACGAAGGGGTTCCGGACATGATGATTCGTCGAGCCGCCTTCTTGCTCAGCTCCATGGCCGCTTTGGTCCGCGCACTACGCCCGTTCTTGATGTAGTGGCTCTCGTCTGCCACGATGGCAGTGTAAGGCATCTCTGCAGCAATCTCCTCCATGTAGCGCTTAGCAGAATCGTACGAGATGACCATGCCCGAGTAGTCCTTGGCCTCGCTGATCTGTGCCAGCTTCTTCTTCTTGGAGGCCGCATCAACGATACGGTACTCCTGCTCGATACCGTGTCGCGCAGCTTCACGCGCCCACGTGTAGAGCACCACCTTGGGGCAGAGGATGAGCAACTTACACCCTGTGAGGCGCTGCCAGTCGATCACGATCTTCGTCTTACCCAGACCACACGAGTAGAACAGCGCTGAACGTAGGTAGTAGTACGCGTGTACCAAGCCTTCGCGCTGATGCGTGTACGGGTTGGTCTTGAACAAGAAGCCGGGAGGTAAAGAAAGGTTGGCTATGTTGTCATCGTACGTGGCGAGAGTTTTGAGGTGTTGCACGACTGCATCAGAAAACTGTACTTCAACTTTCAGCGCCTTGAGGTCGGCCAACACCTTTTTATACAGCGGATAGAACGCGGGATAGTACCACAATGGATTGTCCGGAAAGCGCGTGGAGCCGTAGACCTGGCGCAACCGCGTGTCTGTACCACCGGCCACAAAGACCGGGGTGCCCCCTAATTTGGTGACCTTAAATTGGACCGCCATGTTTATCTCTCCGACACTTTATGGGACGTCTACTTTCTCGTCAAGACCGCAGAAGGAGCAGACCATGGATATCTGGGTGACCAAGTGAATCTTCCCCCTCGGGTCCATGGGACGTTCCTTGGGCAGCTCACGCGGCGACATCACGTAGCCTAACCGCGCACTCCGACCACACCGTGGGCAGATCAACATCCAGATGCGCGAATCTACCATATTCTCATGGCAAAGTTTGAAAATCTCTTTATTTACGGTAAGTTCCGTAGGACCTAGTGTATGCGCACACAGCCATTGAATGTTCTCCAGGAGCAGCTCCCGTGCAAACTGGCAGACGATTTTACGCTGTAAATCAGGGACCACGAGGCCGTTGTCCGTCTCCATCGTAGGGCTCAGTACACCTGCCCACTGCGGCTGCATGTGGTCGCAGTTGCCCTCCGAGAACTGCGGAGTCTGGATACACTGCAAGGCTAGCGGGCAGTTTTCGCAGTCAGGCTCCTCACGTAAGATGTGGCAGTAGTCCTTCCCTTCACACCATCCACAAGCATCTCGCTTGTATTCCGTGGTCACGTCTTCTATCCTCCTTTTAAGCAACGTGAGGAAACCATGGCCGATCTGAGTAGCGGAGATCTCGAGTCTCTCTTTCGTGGAAGCTCATCCCATCCCAACCCAATGTTCGACTTCCTCACCGGGTTCGTTCCGCGGCGACTACGTGAGCTGTTCTCCTGGATGGAGTATCTCTACTACAATTCCGCGCAAATCTTCGCCGCGCTGAAGAAGTTCTCCGAGTACCCCATCACCGACATCAGCTACGAGACGACCAACTCCAAGTTGGAAGAGCGTGTCAAGGAGCTGCTGGAACGGCGCCTCAAGATCAAGGACATCCTGATCCTCTGTGGTCGCGACCGTTGGATCTACGGAAATGCCTTCATCTCCATTTACCAACCTTTCTCCCGTTTTCTGAAGTGCCCGCACTGCGGCAAGCAAACGAACATCGAGCACGTCCCGTACCGCTTCAAGTACAAGGGGCTCGCCTTCGTCTACGAGTGCAAGAAGTGCAAGAACACGGTGAACGGGAAGGTGGTGGACCGGCGCGTCACCGACCCCAACAAGATCAACATCATCCGATGGGACCCGAAGCAGATGGACATCGACTACAACCCAATCACGGGCGAGTCGGTGTACTACTACTCCATCCCACCTACCATCCGCAGTCGCATCCAGCAGGGCAACAAACTGCTGCTCAACACACTGCCACTGTCCTTCATCAAAGCAGCGCGCGACAACAAGATGTTCAAGTTCCGCCCCGGCTACATCTACCACATGAAGGTAGCACCGCCCGCGGGTATCGACCAGCAGTGGGGCTTTCCGCCGTTGACCTCCGCGATGAAACTGTTCTTCTACGCGGCTGTACTGCGTAAAGCGAACGAAGCTATCGCACTGGACCACCTGGTGCCCTTCCGTATCGTGTTCCCGAAGCAGACCTCGGCCAACGCGGATCCTATCCAGACCATCGCATTATCCACCCTGTTCGAGCAGTTCAAATCCGGCATCAAGCGTTGGCGTCAAGACCCGCTCACCATCATGCACTCGCCGGTTCCCATCGACACCGCACAGTTCGGTGGAGACGGGCGAGCGCTATTGACCCTGGGTGAAGTGAAGGAAGCAGAAGACGGCATCATCGCCGCCATGGGCATTCCACGTGAGTTCATCTACGGAGGCCTGTCCTTCACAGGAAGCGCCATCACATTACGCATGCTGGAGAATCAGCTCCTGACGTATACCTCGGAGCTGAACGAGCTGCTGCAGTGGATCACAACACGTACCACCAAAATCCTCGGCTGGAAGTCGGTGGACGTAGAGCTGACCGAGTTCAAGCTCATCGACGATGTGCAGCAGAAGCAGCTCATGATCCAACTCAACCAGAACGGGCAGATGATCTCCAACACCACCATCGCGGAGTTGAACGACTTCGACCTGAAGAAAGAGCGCGAGCGGCGTATGCAAGAACAGCTCGACGAGGTACGCTTCGAGCATCAGATGCAGGCCAAGATCCGTAAGCTGCAGCAGTCCCTGTCGCAGCAGGTGCAGAGCCAGGCCGCCATCGGCCAAGGCATGAACTACGACCAGCAGCAGATCATCGCACAGGCCGACAACATCGTGCAGCAACTCCTGCAACTCGACGCCGGTATGCGCAAGAGCCAGCTCCACGCACTGGAGGTTGAGGACTACGTCATGTACTCGGTGGTGGTCAAACGCCTCGAACAAGTACAAACCTCCCAAACACAGCAAGCCAAGACCCAATCAGGAGGCGGTTAAGCCATGGGCAAAGGCAACACAGAGACCGAGAGTTTCGCCCGAACTCTCGATCGACACAGAGAACTCCCCGACGACACGGGCAAGGGCGCCAATGCGGACCTTCCGCAGCTATTCCAAAACGACTTCCCCATTCCTCAGGGGGAGTCCGTCATCAACAACTTGCCCCAAGCCTTGGGCAAGGGTCAGGGTGGCAATGCCTCCCTGCTGAACTTCCCCGACTACAACTTCACCGCGCATTTCAAACGCTTCTTCATGGGCAGCACCGCCACAGCGCCTGACGGCATGGGCAACGTGGAGTACTCGGAGTGCGACGATAGCGCGGACTATGAAGACCTGCTCAACCGTATGCTCCAGGGTAAAGCCGTTCCACGCTGGGAGGAACGAACCGTGCTCAAAGATGGCACGCTGATCATCTCTGTCTGTTACCTGGAGCCCGAGAAGAAAAAGAAAACACCGCCCATCCATCCCCCAGACCGTACCTAAAAAACCCGCCCCCCAAGTACGGGAGCGGGCTGGTGTCGGACGATTACCTCACAGCTCTGCTTGTTCCTCTACAGGAGCAACAGCAGGAATGGGACAATCGCCATCAGTATTCTCCTTGGTTTGTTCAGGTTCGTGGTTAGCAGCCATCTTGCGGCCCTCGCGACGCTGCTGCTCGGCGTAGTCTTCGGACGTATCCACGGGAGGTGCTTCCAAAAGCGCTACCCGATCGTCATCCGTCAACATCTTCCGTGCCGCCTCGATCTGCTTGAGTACCTCCGGGTCATCCCCGATGACACCCAGGGCCTTGCTCTTCTTCCTCCTATGCGGCTTGTTGCGCCGGTCATGCAACGCAACGTCCCGCTCGGCACGGTGTCGCTTGCAGAGAGAGGGCGGCTCGTAAGGCGCCCCCTTCTCCATCAGCTTGTGGCCTTCGATGGCTCTCGCAGCCATCCCGACCGTCACCACTACGGTCTCCGTGCAGCCGTCGTGGCGGCAGCGGCGCGTTAGCACGAGGCGCCTGCGCTGCTGTTGTACACGTACGTTCCTCTCCTCGCTGGAGAGATCCTCGGGCAGGTTCTGGCCGTGATGCAGCGAGAGAATCTCCTGCATTTTGGCCGGACTGATGAACTCGCCGTCCTGCGTGATGAGCACACAGGCTGGCAAGTCCGGTGGGTTAAAACGCTCCGGTTCCCTCACCTCATCGAGGATGAAGAAACCACTCACGTCCGACACCTCTTGGATTTCGCGCGCGATCCCGTACGCATCCTCCAGGAGCAACTTCACTCCCTTCTGCGCGAGGTCCGCGATGACCTCGGGCATCCGCTGCGTCCAGCGGCCCCAGATGATGCGTCGCAGATCGAACAGCGACAACCCGATCGGCCACTCGAAGCCGATCTCCCTCTTGTTGGCCATACGTGCCTCCTGCTGAAGGAAAAAACAAAATCCTTCGTCAAAGGGGTGAAAGCACGTCTCCTAGGATTAAGTAACTTGGCCATCGTTACTTAATTTCCTCGGGACATGTTCTTGTACCAAAAAGAGTTCCTCCTTTAGATTCCAGAGCTGTTTGCCTATACTTCGAGCATGTCGAAGCTGTTGACCCCCATACTCGCTGATGACGCCACGCGCCGGGAACAGATCCGCAAGAAAGCCATGGAGGGCATCAATGACGTTTTCCCATTGGTCTCGCCGAAACACCGTGTAGAGGTATCCAACCTCACCGTGAAGCCCAAGATGTTCTCGTCCCGTGAGCAGAAGGACGTCATCCTTCAAGGGCGCACGTTGCAGGAGCCCATCAAGGGCACCATCACCATCAAAGACGACGCCGGGAAGGTGCTGGACCGTAAAGCCAACGTGACGTTGGCGCAGCTCCCCTACTTCACACAGCGCCACACCTTCGTGGTGGATGGAAACGAGTACAGTGTCGCGAACCAGAGACGAGTGCGTCCCGGCGTTTACACGCGCGTACGCGGAAACGAACAGCTCGAAGCTGCCTTCAACCTGGGACGTGGAGAGAACTTCCGCATCAACATGGACCCTGCCAAGGGCCACATGTACCTCCAGTACGGATCCACCAACATCCCGCTCTACCCGGTGCTACGTAAGCTGGGCGTGAGTGAGAACGAGCTGTCCAAAACCTGGGGCAAAGGCGTAGTGGACCTGAACCGTGACGCCTTCGAGAAGAAGACTGACGCCACCATAGACCGGCTCTACACGCGCCTCGTACCTGCCTACCAGCGCACTCACGAAACCACCGAAGATAAGGCCAAGGTGATCAAAGAGCGCTACGTAGACACGATGTTGGACCCCAACGTAACCGAGCGTACGCTGGGGCGACGCTTCAATCACGTGACGCCCGACACCATGGTGCGAGCCTCACAGAAGCTGCTGGACGTACATCGCGAAGGGCGCGACACGGACGACCGCGACAGCCTGGCATTCCAGGCCCTCTACTCCGTGGACGACTTCGTCAAAGAACGTATCAAGCTCGAAGGCCGGGACCTCTCGCGCAAAGTGAAGCGCAAGCTCAGCATGGCCGGTCCAAAACCTACCGTAGACCAAGCACTCCCCGCATCACCGTTCACACGCTCACTGCGCAAGTTCCTAGCCACCGCTGCGCTCTCGGCTATCCCTACCCAGATCAACCCCATGGAGATCATGGACAGCGCTGTGCGCGTCACCAATCTGGGTGAAGGTGGCATCGGCTCCGAGCGCGCCGTGCCGGGTGAAGCACGCAACTTGCACCACACGCACTTCGGCGTAATCGACCCCGCACGCACGCCCGAAACCTTTCGAGCAGGCATCGACCTGCGCACCTCCATCTGGACCAAGCGGGATGACGACGGCCAGATGCACACCCTCATGCGCAACCTCAAGAACGGGAAGCTCGAGGACGTGCCTGTGCGAAAACTGGAGAAAGCTACCATCGCCTTTCCGGGCGAGATGAAAAAGAAGCGCGGTATCTCCGTCATGCGTGACGGCAAGCTCGACTCCGTCAACGCTCGAGATGTGGACTACGAACTCCCGCACCCTACGTTCCTCTTCAGCCCGGCCACCAACACGGTGCCAATGCCAGAGAGCATGCAGGGCAACCGTCTCATCATGGGCGGTAAATACTCCACCCAGGCGCTACCTTTGGTAGACCGTGAGGCGCCATGGGTGCAAGTGGCGTCCTACAACCCAGGACGTACATTCGAACAGGAGATTGCGGACCTCATCGTACCGCGCGCTCCTGTCAGCGGCATCGTTCAGAAGATCGATGATGACTACATCTACATCAAACCTGACACGCGGAAGACTGCGTCTTACACACCCTTGGTAACGATCACAGACGTGTGTCTGGAAGACCCCGAATGGGAGAAAACAGGTTCCGCACCGCTCATCAAGGTGCCCTACGACACCAACTTCCCCTTGGCGTCCAAGACCTACCTGCACAACACGGTAACGGTAAAGAAGGGTGATAAGGTAGACGCCAACCAACACCTGGCGGGCTCGAACTTCACCCGGGATGGCCGACTGGCCCTGGGCAAGAACCTCAACGTGGGCTTCATGGCCTACTACGGCGCAAACTCCAACGACGCCGTGGTGGTGTCTGAATCTGGTGCGAAGAAGTTGACCAGCGAGCATATGTATAAAGAGACGCTCTCGTTGGACAACGACCACATTCTGGACAAGAAGAAGCACCGTGCGCAGTACGGCAACCGCTGGACCGCTGCACAGTACGACAACCTGGACGACCGCGGCATCGCCAAAGCCGGTGCCCAAGTGAACCCAGGGGACCCTCTCATCGTATCCATCCGCAAGGTGACGCCCAGCGCAGAGCAGCAAATGCTGGGACGCATCCACAAGACGCTGGCTACCCCCTTCCGCGAAGACGTCATCACCTGGGAACACCGCAACCCGGGCACCGTGATCGATGTGGTGGTCACTTCGAGCCGCGTACTTATCACCGTGAAGACGCAAGAGTCCGCTGGTATCGGCGACAAAGTAGCAGGACGTTACGGGAACAAGGGTGTCATCTCCAAAATCATTCCTGACGACCAGATGGTACAAAGCAACGGCGAGCCCCTGGACCTGCTGATGACCTCGGCTGGCGTTGTTTCGCGCGTCAACCCTGCACAGATCATCGAAATGGCCGTGGCGAAGGTAGCCAAGAAGACAGGCGAACCCATCGCGATGCCATCCATGTCTGGTCGCAACAACGTCAAGTGGGCACGCGACCTGCTCAAGAAGCATAAGCTGAGCGACAAGGAGCCTCTGTACAACCCCGTCACAGACCAGACGATTGTAGGACCGGACGGCAAGGGCGTCATGGTCGGGCCGATGTACCTCTACAAGCTGTTCAAGTCCACGGAGACCAACTACTCCGCCCGGGGTGTCGAAGATTACGACGTAAACTTGCAGCCCGCCAAGGGAGGTAGCACCGGAGCCAAGGCACTCGGGCGTATGGAGATCAACGCCCTGCTCGCCCACGACGCACGCAACGTGCTCAAGGAAGCGGCCACACTGAAGAGCAGCCGCAACGATGCGTTCTGGCGAGCCTACCAACTTGGCCAGCCGTTGCCCAAACTTCAGCGTACCTTCGCTTACGACAAGTTCGCCAACATGCTCACGGGTGCCGGCGTTAAGCTGGACAAGAGCAACGAACAGATCATGTTCGGCCCGCTCACAGACAACGACATCGACAAAATGTCCTCCGGGGAAATCAAGAAGTCCACCATGGTCCGTGAGAAAGACCTGGCCCCGGAGAAAGGCGGCTTGTTTGACCCTGTAGTCACTGGAGGTACTAGCGGCAATCGCTGGTCACACGTTAAGCTGGTAGAACCCATCGTGAACCCGACTTTTGAGGACCCTGTGCGGCGAATGCTGGGCCTGACCCAGAAAGAGTTTCGCCGAACAGTGCACACTGAAGGGGGTGCCGGGGTCCGCAAACGCCTGAGTGCTGTGGACCTCCCCACACGCGAACGTGAGCTGCGGAAAGTTGTGGAGACCGCCAACGGCGCTACTCTCGACAACGCCATCAAGCAGCTCAAGGTGATCAAAGCACTACGTAAAGAGAAGCTCACGCCCGATGAGGCCTTCGTGCTGTCGAAGCTTCCCATCGTACCTCCCGTAGCACGCCCTATCCTACCTTCGCGAGGGAAGCGTGACCTCCTGGTGGCAGACGCCAACTACCTCTACCGTGACGCCATGCTCGCCAACGACATGCTCACGGATGCCAAGAAGGTGCTCCCCGATAAAGAAATCGGCAACGCACGCATGCACCTGTACGACGCGACCAAGGCCGTATTTGGTCTGGGCGATGCCGTCAGCCCCCAGCTCAAGGGACGTCAAGCCAAAGGCTTCATCCGAAACATCTCCGGGCAGGGAAGCCCCAAACAAGGCTTCTTCCACAGCAAGCTGATGCGCCGCCCACAAGACCTGTCTGCACGTGGTACCGCAGCGCCCGACCTCACGTTGGACATGGACCAAGTGGGCCTTCCCGAAGACATGCTCTGGAAGACATACGAACCTCACATCATGCGGCGCATGGTACAGAACGGCTACCAGGCCATGACCGCGCGCCAGATGATCGAGGACCGGCATCCTACCGCACGAGACGCGCTGGTCATCGAAACCAAGCTGCGCCCGGTCATCATGAATCGCGCCCCCACGCTACACCGCTTCAACATGACAGGTGCCTACCCTGTGCCCGTGGAAGGCAAGACCATCCGTGTTAACCCCTTCATGGAGCTGTCACAAAACCTGGACTACGACGGCGACACCCTGCAGATTCACGTGCCTGTGACCGACAAGGCTGTGCAGGAGGTCAAATCCATGACGCTCTCCAATCAGCTCTTCGGAGACAAGACCAAGAGCGAGCTGATGGTCTTTCCGCAGCACGAAGCTGTACTGGGCATCTACTCCGCCAGCACCGCCAAGGGCGGAAAGAAGCACAAATTCCGCACCAAGGCCGATGCCATCGCTGCGTACCGGCGTGGTGATATCAAGCTCAAAGATACAGTTGAGATTGGTTAAAACGCCACGCTGTCCTATACTTGGGCCAGCGATATGGCCCATCTCGACACAGCATACAAAATCGGCGCACTGAAGGCAGCCCGCGACTTTGAAGCGTCCTTCAAAGGCGTAGAACCATCACCCATTGCAGGTGAAGGTGAGAGAGCCACGTCTCCAATCCACACAGCGGCAGGACACAGCATTCCTTCCCACGACCAAAACGAACTTTCACCCGGATATCCGGACCAACCAGAGATATAGGAGAGCATCATGTCTCACCTCGATACCGCGTACAAACTGGGCGCCCTCAAGGCGATGGAAGACTTCCAGACGGAGCTGGCGAAGCAGGCTTTCACCCCAGGCCAGTCCACGCCACCTGCGAACACGAACGTGGGTGTGGGTTCCGCCGCCGAGGCCGTGCGCGGATCGCCCGCCTCGGGTCTGGGAACCTCCTCCCGTGCCGCACTGAAGGGTACCCAGCTCCCCGTCAATCCACCACCAGCACAGCGAGCGCAGTAGGCGTAACCCATGAGCCACCTGGACACCGCCTACAAGCTGGGCAGCGCCAAAGCCATGGAGCAGTTCACGTCCTGGATGGACGAGGACAGCGACGAGAAGGCGGCGTCTGCGATGGAGCGGCTGGCTGAAAAGCTGGGTGGACGTAAACAAGAGAAAGCCACCCCACCCAAGCGCAACAAAGGACAGTTCGCTGTCCGCACGCGTGCCCATAAAGGTACAGGTTTCAAGGCACTCAAGGCCAAGCTGCGCAAGAAGAAGAGCATGGCCAAGAAGGGTGAAGCTCCTGCCTGGCAGCGCCTCAACGACCAAATCCTGGGCAAAGGCAGAGGGACCTCCGCAGCTACTCAACCCCTGAAGCAACAAGCGCCAGCACCATCTATGAAAGCGCCGCCCGCGGTGGTGGCGGCCCCTGCACAGCCACAAGCACCTACGCAACCTACGCAACCTGCGGCACGCCCCACAGGGGGAAGCGTTGCTTCGAGCAGTTTCCGCAATGCCATCGTCAACAAGGCCAAAGCCCCTCTACCGAACCAGCCCGTCACACCTGTTGGCGGCATCGGAGGCGGCAGTCGCGCTGCACGCCAGGTCAGTCAGTACACCAACATCAAGTAGGTTCGCATGAGCGGAGGTTTTCACAAGCTGGGACGTATCTCTGCTCTCCGACGATTCGCCACCACACTTCCTGCCGGTTCCATCAAAACACCGCTCACGTTCGGCCTGGGCGGAGGCGCCTTCAGTGCAGCCTTCGCTGACCCCGGTGAGCGCACCAAAGCCTTTGGCAAGGGGCTGCTCGCCGGTGCTATAGGTGGCGCGGGCTTCCAGGCTGGGCGCCATTACGGCACTAAAGCCCTCGATAAGCTGCTCTGGAGCGGTCCCGAAGCACACAAATGGGACCTGCTACACGAGCTTGGAGGCAAAACAGGGCTGAGCGGATTCACAGCTTCCCTCGACGATCCAATGCTTGTAGCGCTGCGTAGAGGGTACGCGCCCCAAGGCGAGATCGGTCGGCGCATGCTCGAGGACCCCGGCATCCAGGGGCGCATCCTACGCGGTGCGACAGCAGGACACGCCAAAGGCATAAAGGAGGGCTTGCCCGCTGCCGCCGGCGGTCTCGGTGCTCTTGGCGCCACCAGCGCATTGACCGCGGTAGCCCCTTCCATCGGCCGACGCCCCACGCCTATCTCCGAAGTGGGAGAGGCGCTCGAGCCCACCGGATTGGAAAAGCTCAAAGAGAAGCTAGGGGAGTTTGCCCCCGGCATCCCGACTAAAAAGCCCGTCGAGCGTCTGCCACGCATCACTCCCAAGACCACCAATCGCTGGACTGTTGCCGTCCAGGATCATGAAGCCGCCCGTGCTGGACGGCACTTCGATCTGCGCCTTGTAGACCCCGACGCCGGAAAAGCGCACTCCTGGGCCATCCCAAAAGCTCACCTCCCGGAACCCGGGGAACGTCTTCTCGCCGTACAAACTTTCACACATACCCCCGAGTATGCCCTGCACTTCGGCGAGAAGAAACCACAGTTCATCGGCAAGGGCTACGGCAAGGGCCGCGTGCGGATGGCGCTCAAGGAGCCCACCGACATCGTAGAGGCCAACAACAACCTGGTGCGCTTCAACGTTTATCAGGGGAAGAACAACCAGGAGTACCTCCTGCGGCGCACCAAGGATGACAAGTGGTTGATCATGAACACCACGGTCACCAAGGAGAAGCGCCCGGACATCCCGCAGAGCAAGCCCAAGTACAAAGAGGTGGAGCCCGACAAAGTAGACGTCACCGACGATACACAGCTCATGATGGCGAAGATTGACGGTGCTCACAATACATTCGTACTCGATCACCAGAAACCGGTGAGAATCTTCTCATACCGTCCAACCGAACGCGCCACGGGAGTCATCGAACACACCCACCGCTTCCTACCCGGGTTTCACGCTCGCGTACCCAAGGGGCTCGACGGACTCGTACTCCGGGGTGAGCTATTCGCTGCAGATCCGCACACGGGGCGCACCCGAGAAGCCGTCGAAACCGGAGCCATTCTCAATTCCGGAATCTGGAAGAGTCGAGAGACCCAGACGCACTCCCCACTCCGCGCTGCCATCTTCGACGTGGCCCGCCGTAACGGAGAGGACGTCGAAGAGATCCCCTACAAGGAGAAGCTCCCCATCCTCGAACGTGTGCACCGCGCACTACCCTTCCTCGAGATACCGCCGGTGGCTCGCACTGCTAAAGAGAAGGTAGACCTACTCAATCGCATCCGCACAGGGCAGGAGCCTATCACCAGTGAAGGCGTAGTGCTCTGGCCCAACGAAGGCGGAGCCCCGATCAAAGCGAAGTTCAGGCCGGACCATGACATCTACGTACGGTCCATTTTCCCTGAGACCGGAAAACGTGAAGACCTGGCTGGAGGCTTCGAGTACTCATGGACTCCACGCGGTAAAGTCGTCGGAAGGGTGGGTACAGGGCTCAACCATGACCTTAAACGAGATATGCTGGATAATCCTGAGAAGTATATTGGACGCGTGGCTCGGGTTAGGTCACAGGGTGTATATCCTGATAAATCCAACCCCAAACGTCCGGGAGCTTTGAGGGCACCGAGCTTTTATGATTGGCATCTGGACCGCAACATGGGTAAAATGGATGAATGATTGCTGTTATCTACGTCATTCGAAATACCCAAAACAACAAACGCTACGTAGGCAGCACAGCCGACCTCGCCAAACGCTGGGCCATCCACCGCCGACAACTCAATAACAACCAACACCACTGTCAGCACCTACAATACGCCTGGAACAAATATGGCGAAGAACTGTTCGTCCTCGAAATACTCGAACACATCGACAACTTAGATGCGCTAATACCACGCGAGCAAGTGTACATCGATCAGTTCGCAACTCTCCGCTACAACAGCTCTCCTACTGCCGGAAGCCCTCGCGGGGTTAAACGATCTGCACTCACCAAACAAAAACTAAGCGACGCCCATAAAGGACGCCCTCTCACACCAGAGCATCGTGAAAGTATCCGCCAAGCGTTACTTGGACGTACCTTCACCAAAGAATGGCTCGCTAAAATACAGGCCGCAAAAGTAGGTCAAAAACGATCTCCTGAAACCTGTCGTCACATAAGCGAAGCTCTTCGCGGGCGCAAAATCGATCCCGCAGTTGTTAATCGTATCGCAGACGCGAACCGCGGCCAGAAACGCTCGCCTGAAACACGGCAAAAAATGCGGCAAGCGCAACGTCGGCCAGAACTACGTCAGCGGTACTCTGACCGCGCACAACTCGCTTGGGAAGACGTTCTTGCGATGTACAAAGCGTATGGAAGCGACCGTGTATCGCTACGCAAACTGGCACAGCGTTTTGATATCTCCTACAGCTATGTTCGAACCATTTTACACGGGAAAAAACGCCCACCCGACCTGTGCCCAGACAAAGACATACGCCAACAACTGCTACAATACACGTTCACCTTCAACAAACGGCGTACACGACGAAACCTAGAATAACGCCTTCTTGGCCAAACATCTCCAGCCACCTATACTCTCTTAAGCGACCGGAGGTGTCCCATCCCATTCCGTAGTAACAGCCAGAGACGAAAATTCTACGCCATGGCAGACAGCGGTGAAATCTCTGAGGAGACCGTGGACCGCTGGGAGGACGAGACGCCCAAAGGCAAAGACCTTCCCGAACGCGTCAAACAGAGCGAACCCGGCCCTCCCCCAGGCTGGTCTCTCAAGGAGTGGGACAAGCACCTTCAGCGCGGGTACCAAGGTAAGAAGTTGCCTAAATACCTGAAGACAGCCTACCATTCGCTTGGACAACAGAGCGCTCTTGCAGCGCTGGGAATCATGACAGGAGAAACGACATGACACATCTACAGAAGCAGACCTGGACCCTTCGGCTGTTCACCACGCTCATCTTCACGATGTTCTGCGCCCTGATGTGTATGCCGCTCGTGGCGTGGGCCGCCGACGCCGTCGTCAAAGAGCAGGCCATGTGGCAGACCATCCTCATGCCCGTCCTCAGCGTCGTGGCGCTGTTCGTTGCAGCCTTCGTCGCCCTGGGCTTGCGTAAGCTCGTACAGCTCGTAGAGAAGAAGTGGGGCGTCGAAGTCCCCGCCAGCATCGAAGACCTGATGGCGTCCAAAGCACGCTGGGCCATCGCCTGGGCCGAAGAGAAGGCCGAGGACCGCCTACTCAACGGAGACGGTAAGAAGACACCAGGTGCCGAGAAGGCTGCCTCTGTCATCGCACTGCTCGAGGGCGTCGCACAGAAAGCCGGCTACGGCGAAGACTGGCAGAAAGACAAAATCGAAGCCTTGGTGGCCGGCATCCTGCATCTCAACCGTGAAGGCGGTGAAGGCGTCATCGGCAGCAACGGGAACCGCGGGACGAAGCTCGAAGAGAAGAAGGCCGCCGACGGAAGCTGATGACCCCCTTCTACAAACAGGGCGTTTATCAGGCGCTGGAAGAACTCGGCTTCAAAGTCGCCGATGCGAGTGCGGACCAGCCCTTTCCGGGAAAGACACAGAGCATCCCCGCAGAGCTACTCGCAACACGACTCCAAGAAGAAGAGGACGATGTTCCCAGCACCTACCCGGACAACACCCGGCATTCGCCGTGGGATAAGCCCGTTACATGGGGCTCCCCCACTGACCTCTCCGGTATCGAAGCCGGAAGCGGTCAAGCGGGTATGATGACCCCATCTAGCCCACGAGCCTAAGCTTGCCCAGGACCACCACAGTCGGGCACCTGCTGCTCAACGACATTCTGCCGTCGTCGCACCAGGTTAAAAGCGAGCTTTCCAAAAAACAGCTCAACAAGATGATGGTGAATCTTGCACACACGAGCCCCACGCTCTATGTGCGTACCATCGACAAGCTCAAGAAGTTCGGCGACGCCGTCTCCACGGATGAAGGCATCACCGTGGGCCTGGACGACATCGAACCAGACTACGCTCGCCGGGACAAAATCCTGGAGCCCGCGCTAGCGCAGGTCAAAAAAATACGCGACCCCAAAAAGCGCAACGCCCTCATCGAAAAGACTCAGCAGCAAATGATGGAGGTGACCAAACGTCACCCAGGGCAAATGACACCCATGGCTACCAGCGGTGCACGTGGTAAAGTCGCTCAGTTGATGCGTACCGTGACCTCCCCCATCGCAGTGGTAGACGACCAGAGTCGCACCATTCCGTGGATGATCAGCAAGAGCTACGCCGAAGGACTGAAAGCCCCGGACGCGTGGATCGCCATGGAAGAGGCACGACGCAACGCAGTCGAAACGTACACCTCCGTGGCGCTGCCCGGCGAGGTCAACAAAATCCTGGTCAACAACATGAGCGACCAGCTCATCACCATGCCGGACTGCGGCACCCGTAACGGATTGCTCGTAGATCCCGCAGAGGCTGTTGACCGCTACGATGCCGAAACCGGCATGCGCATCACTCCACAAGACCTGCGCGGCCTCCCTCGTAACAAGAAGGTGAAGATTCGTTCTCCCATGACGTGTGAGGCGCCGGATGGCGTTTGCCAGAAGTGTTACGGACTCAGCACCAGCGGACAGATACCCCGTTTGGGAACCAACGTAGGTATGATTG